AAAGTACAAGCCTGTTTCAATATATGCTTGAGAGCGCTCTGTGGCCCCTGTTACCGTTGAGAATGATTGTAAATCCCAGTCAGAAGCGGAGGTTCCATAGAGAATATTAATGCGATCTTCGCCAGTGATAACTAAAGAGTTACCTTGCATACCTCTTAGCCCAGTCACTTCAGTACCTAGACCTAGCTCACCGGCGCCTGTTGCCAGTGTCCAGCTAGTAGGATCACCGATACCACTGTGCTGAACTGATCCCCCAGCGAATGATAGAAACAGATGGTTCTTATGAACACCTACATGCGTTGGGGCGTCCGTTGTCATCCCTGTAGTAAGTTGTGTGTACGTTGTTCCATCAAACTGAAAGGCTTTATTCACGCCATCGCAGCCGTACATCTTCCCAGAGCCTGAGTGGCCACCAAAGTTGTAGTTTAAGAAATCATAAAAGCCACCCGCTACAAGAGTTGGTGTCGTTACAACAACCCAACCGCCAGTAGTAGACTTGTGCATTACACACGCAGTGCCTGCTGCATTATCTCTGAAGGCGTAAACTACGTTAGCGTATTCCCAAATACCACGGATAGGACCGCTGCCGGACACTGCTAGTGGTGTGCCTGATACGCGACCATCGAAGATCGTGTAGCCATCCATGCGGCGATAACCACCACCC